TAATAAAATGAATATTATCCAAATCGCTGGACACTTGGGACAAACGAATGTAGATGGAAGGCGTATTCAACAAGAATTAGATGATAGTTCAAGAACATTATTTTGTTTTAAAAGAGGTGATACACATCCAACTACTCGTGGTTTTATTCAAAACTCGTTTATGGATGGATTAGGTGCAGAAGAATTCTTTTTTCATTGTAAAGCTGGTAGAGAAGGTGTTATTAATACTGCGTGTAAAACACGTGATAGTGGTTATATTGAACGAAAACTTGTAAAACGAATGGAAGACTTAATTGTAGAAAACGATTTGACTGTAAGAAATTGTGTAGGTAATATTATACAATTTGCATATGGTAATGATAATTTTGATGCAACATGGATGTTATCAAATCCACAAGACCAACCATCATTTATTGATATTCATCAATTAGCAAATCGATTAAATGCAGACATTCCTTCTATACCTAACAGTATGGAATATAGAACATTATTTACATAATCATATAAGAATGTATTAAATGAACAAAAGATAGAATGGTCTGAAATTATTATAATATGTTATAATAATTTTATGATATGTCTTAGAATGTGTATCATACGACAAGAAGTGATTATTCATGTTTATCATGAATAGAATTCATCATTTCTACATCACGAGGGGTAATAGTAGGTCCTCTCATTTTTTGTTTATTAGGTTGTTTTTGAGTATTCATTTGTGAAAAATTCGTAGCAGGTTCTTTTGGATTGTTGACTTGTGATTTGATTTTCATAAACATACCCATTATGTTAGATAAATCACCACCATTTCCAGAGAACATTCGTTTTTGGAAATAGAACATAGCAGCATTTAAACAGACATATCCTAATAGACGGACTTCAACAGGGAATTTACTACCAATACTAATATTTTTCTTTTCACCTAATTCATACAAAAGATTATCATAACTATTCATAGTAGATAATTGTGCTTCTGTAAATCCAGTCATATCAATATCTAAAAATTGTACGCTGACAAATTCGATACCAAAAAATGAATAACCTAATATTTCTCTGAACCATTGAACGTTTGAATCTAAACTGACTCGACGTATAGTTTTTTCATAAAACTCTTTCATCGTTTCTAGATCAGTATGAATTGAAAAATGGTCAGGTATTTCAATACCATCGTACTTTTTCTTAAGAATACTAAATTTATATAAGAGTTCGTTTTTTTCTTTTCTTTCTCGTTCTTCTGTTTCTTCTTCTGTTTCTTTTGTATTTTCTTCATATACATATTCATATTCCTGTTGTGTTTCTTTCACTGATGGGTGTTCTTTAACATTTAGTTGTTCAGATTTTGTTGATACATTACTATTGGTGCTTACAGAATTTACTGATTGTTGAGAAAACACAGATTCCGCATCACTATCATTATATAATTCTTCTAATTCTTTCAATGCAAAATCATCTTTTTCAGTAAACAGCTCTTCTGTTTCCGTAGATTCTTCGACAACTGGTTCTTGAGGGATTATAAGAACTGGTTTAGGTGCATTTTTTTTGATTTTTTCTGTTGTTTCTATTAAATCGAGATATAATTCACCAAGTGGACTAAAAGATGGTTTTTTTAATGGTATAGTTTCATTTAAAGGTATCTTATTTACTTTAAGACGGTATGCTCTTGACATTGTAATAACTATAATTTTCTTTTAAATAATGATAATTTATAATCTTTCAATATATAGATCGCATTCTTTAATATTATAAAACATCCTTCTCACTTGATATATTCAATGCTATCCACTCATTTCCATCTGATTTGACAAAAAATTCATACGACATAGTTTTATAAAAACAACTATCTGTTATATGTTTTTTCACACTTGTTTCTGTTTCTGGTATGTATGTTCTTTCATAGCATATTTTAGGTTTATCTTGAGTCGTATTATATGAAAGTAATATTATAGACACATTTTTATATGTATCAAACTTGTTAGGTTTGTATAATGCTATATTGAATTTTATACGATATACTCCTTTTGTAAGTCCTTTACTTGTAGAACCAATAAATCCATAAGTATTACTTGTTTTATCTGTATTTAGAGTAATCAATTCATCATCGATTTGATATTTTTCTTGTAATGAAGAATATTGAAACACAATATTCCATGTATCGAGTTCATCAAAAAACAATGGTGTATATCTATCTAAATTTACATATGGTAATTCTTCATATTCAATAGTTAAATGTAATATTGATAGTGTATTGTTTAATGATGTATGTATGTACTTTTGTGTAGATGGTACATATTTACTATATATCACAGAGAATGGTTTTTCATATGTATCATTCCATGGTCATGTGTATTAACTATACGTGGGATATCACATTGTATGTTAGATACTATAGCGTCTAACATGAGTGATCCATTACAGTTAATAACAGGTGCGTTTATGTTCAACTGTTGTTGTGTAGTCTCTAGACTGATCTTATCATTTAATTTTAAACGAATAGTATCCTGAATATTAAGTCTTATATTGTGTTGTTCATTTTCATACACTTTTATTGGTAGGTATATTAAATTTTATAGGATGCCATGTTTGACCGTTATAACCATAAAATTGTTTTGTTGTTTTATTATATAAAATAGAACCTTCCATCTCTTCATTTGTTATATCTTCAACTGAATTTACTATGATCGGTTTTAAATACTTGGGTTTGTTATTTATATTATCTACTAATACTTTTAATGTTTCTATAATAGTCATCAAACTTTCATTATCTACATCCATGTTATAATATACTGAACACGTGATTTAAATTGCATTATAAAAAACAATAATAATTATTATTTTATTTGATACAGTTAAGTAATGGATAATAATTTTCATATGGTACAACAACATAATGAAATGCAAACACCAGATTTAAGAACACAATTGTTTCCTTTACCAAATAACAATCCTAATATATATCCAGATATGAACAACATGTTGTTTAGTAATATGGAAGAACATTCTAGTCAGATACCAATGCATATGCCTTCAAATTTACGAGTAAAGCAACAATATGAAGATAGTGATAGTGATAGTGATGAAGATAGTGATGAAGATAGTGATGAAGATAGTGAATATAGATATATTGAAAAAAAACACACAAAGAAATCAAAGACAAAGACATCATTATTTTCATGGGATAATATTTACCAATATATAATAATAATAGGTGTATTAGTAATAATATATATGATTAATGAACAAAATAAATTATTGAAAAAGGTCAAAAATGAATTTGGAGAAATGTTTGAAGAAAATTATTAAAAAAAAAGAATTTAGTAATTAATATGAATGAAAAAAAAATTACTAAATTAGTATTAGCAGGTGGAGGAACAAAAGGATTTGCATTATTAGGATGCTTACAATTATTTAATGAATATAATTTATTAAAAGATATAAATAGTTACTGGGGCACATCAGTAGGTAGTATAATATGTACATTATTATTAATTGGATATACACCATTAGAAATATTCCATGAAATATTTATAACAGATAATTTAGTTGAAAAATATACAAGTGATATCTATACAGTTATTAATAATGTAGGATTATGTCAGATTGAAGAATTTGGTAAAAGAATATTGGGTTATATTATTAAAAAAGTAGGATTTAATCCAACATTTAATGATTTGTATACTATATATAAGAAACATTTATGTATAGTAGGTACAAATTTAACACAGATGAAAGGAGAGTATTTTTCCGATCAGACGCATCCTAATATGAAAGTGATCGATGCAATAGAAATATCATGTGATATACCATTAATATTTACAAAAAAAGTATATAACAACAATACATATGTAGATGGAGCATTTGTAAATAATTTCCCAATAGATATAGCGGACAACAATGAAAACACATATATATTAGGAATTGATTTAGATTTTGATGCTATATTTGAATATAATATGTCGTGGATCGTTAATTTATGGTTAATTACAATAAAAGAATTGCATAATTTAAGATTACAATGTATATCAAAGAATGTAATCCTAATAAGATTACAAGATCTACATATATCACCTTTTGAGATGTCGTTATCCAAAAAGAAAAAAACAGAATTATATATTAAAGGATACAAACAAGCAAGGTCTAATATAAATAATAAGAATTCATATTTATATAAAATATATAACCAATTATTATCACATGAATATAACTGGAACTGGGATGATATATCAGAAGAACATATTGTAGAGTTTGGAAATAAGAATGATTTAGAACTCACTAAAAAAAACAAGTAATACCCATCTTCCAATCAATAGATAAGAAATTTACATAAAATGTAAATTTTAAATGTGGTTACTCGTATTTTAAATATTTGGAAAAAATCGGATTTCTAAAACAGGTCACTACAGCAAATGTGACAACACTTATACAATTTTAATTAGTCGTGATCCTTATAAAAGATTAGAATCGTTTTATAAAGATAAAATAATAAAGCATGTTTTATTATCAAATGTAATACATTGTTGATGTATATATAGTTTTGTAAATTATGTTGACATCAATCCATTACTAAATGGTAATATATCATTTTCAACATTTATTTCCGTTCTCGATAAAGGGTTTTATATTGAGGACGAACGTGGACGTCCTCAATATTTATCATTTCCAACAAACTATAACGTAATTATACATTTAGACAATATATTTGTAGATCATTTACAAATATATTTTAGTAAAAAATTGCCTACGCATAGATGTAATAATACAGATGATATAAATATTGATTGTATATGGACACATCTAGTATAAATATAGTAAATAAGTTATATGCAAACGATTTTGTAATAGGTCATTTTTCAATGAGATAACAATGATGTATATTTTTTTGTGTTTCTTTACATGTATTTATTAATTTTCGGTATATTTGTTTATAAACATAGGTTCAAATTTTGGTGTGATAGAATTAAACAATGGCAACATCTGTTTAATAGTTTTTTAATAAATACCATATTGGTAATTTGTAAATTTCCAAAAACTAAATACTTGGTTATAAATTATTGTGTTATTCATATTTAGTGTGATATTTGAAATTTTATATTCGACACATATATCTAAGTATAATGTTAGAATTTTATAATCAACTTCTAATTCATTTGTTGTTTTATAAAATTCTACATGATCACAAATAGGTCTGTCGTTATTATACAAAACAATGCTTCCTATTGTATTGTCTTGTAATTTTATGTATATATCATTATCTTTTATGATATTCATATCTGTAATACTATAGGACTCATTTTTATTCATTCTAACATTTCATCTATTGTTTTTACTTGTGTTATTTGATACTCATTTATTATTATTTTTTTATTCCAACATACAGATACGATTTGTTTTCGGTGTTCTATTTCATTATAAATGATATAAATGGGTATTTATATCATTTATAATCATTATTTACACAGATTCAACCAACAATTCTATAATAAATACTCGGATGAGGCGTTCCGTTATATCTTTCAATGCGTATTAAATCACCGATATTCCAATTATAGTATTTAACAACTGGGTCGTTCAAATAAATTACTGGGATTTGTTTTTCACTAGCATTATAATATGACAATAATTCTTCTTTTTCATCATTGTTTAATTTAATATGTTTAGGTACAAAAGCATGTTCTGTTATATTTATAATTAATTCATCTTCGTTAAACACTTGAGCTTTGTCTTTCAGTATGTTTATTGTATTAGTAACGACAGAAGTGATTTTGTCATGTATAATAATTATTAATTTATCAACTTTTTTTTGTTCCATAAAATTCAATATATAATCCATATCTTGTTTATTGAAATTTATATTCAATACATGAAAATAAACCATTGTAATAATATCCGTGTTTTTATCTTTGAAGAATAATGTTAATTTATCCAAATAATCATGTACTGTTTGCATGTTTATCATGTAACCTAAACATGAACTTACATAACCATCTTTTGATAATGGTTTGAATTTAGGAATATATCCTCTTTTTTTCATCATAATAATTACATTTTTATATAATTTATACTGATAATCAAGATCTAAATCGGACACCAGATATTGTGCTTCTATGTTCTCCATATTAACGATATCTATCATTTTATTGATTACATATATATATAAATCATTTTTATTCTATATCAAAAGTATAACACATTTTAAAACATATTTTATTATTTTTAATAAATGGACGACCAGAAATTAGAACTATTCAATTCTATTGCTACTTTTGTATCTGATTTAAATACAGGATTCGGTAAAAAATATAAACCGGTTGCTTTATATAATCGATTGATTGAAAAAACAACTCTTAAACATGAAGAGGCTATTGAACGTCATATTAATGCGTTTCGAACTTTTTTTGATCGTAATCCTGATTTTGTAAAAACAAAGCAAATTACTAACAATTCTTTGATTTCTTATTCTGACAGAGTATATTTAGATATTGGTAAAATTCTACATCGTTCTGATCATGATAGTCATGAATTTATTTATCAACATCTTGTCACAATATACAGTTTAATTTATCTTGGAACTGAAAAGTCAAAAGAAGCATTGAATATATTACAGAATTGCCAACAATCAGAGTCTTTACCATCAGATATGTTATCTGAATTAAATTTACCTGATAGTAAAGAAGGAGATTTTCTAAAGCACACAATCTCTCAAATGAGTCAACAAATCGATATGAATAATCCTATGGGTTCTATGATGAATATGATGTCTTCTGGATTTCTAAATAATTTTATGTCTGATATGCAAAACCAAATGGAAAATGGCAATATTGAGGTTTCTAATCTATTAGGTACTGTAACTGGTATGTTAACAAAATCTATGCCCAAAGAAGACAGTGGCTCTTCTATTGATCCTGGACTACAAAATATGCTAAACAGTGCTATCAATAACTTATCAAGTTCCTCAGCACAATCAGATATGCCAGATAATCTACAAAAAGAAATTACAAAACTTGTTGATATCATGGGTAATAACCCATCAAACACCTCTGTTGATAATAATGTGTCTGCTGTTGATAATAATGTGTCTGCTGTTGATAATAATGTGTCTGCTGTTGATAATAATGTATCTGCTGTTGATAATAATGTATCTGCTGTTGATAACGAATCACAAAATACCACAGAAGAATTAGAACCAACATTAAGTAATGAAGTACCTAAATCTAATACATGGATTGATGATAGAGATTCTAGTGACGAATCTGATTAAAATATTTAAAGATATCACTTATTATATATAAGACAGTGTGCCCGAGTGGTCTAAGGGGAACGACTTAAGATCGTTTGTATTCGTACGCGTGGGTTCGAACCCCACCGCTGTCATTTAAATATAAATAAACAAGAATATTTATATTTAAAAAATTGATTCAATAAATTTAGTTCTTTAAGTGTTGATTATAACATGATGAAGTATAATTTTAAAGAGTTATCTATTTCCACTCAAACAGTTATGGCTTACATAAACTGTGAGTTTGAAATGAAAAATATAACAAAACGATTAACAGAATATATAGAAAACTCAAAAAACAATCCAGATCATAATGGAAAAATATTGAGTATTAAAGCCCCAAGTATTTTTTATACAGATACTGAAACTGGTATCGGCGATGCAAAAAAAGGAAAACATTTTAGAAACCAGATTACTGTAAAAATGCTTATTAATACTAAAATAATTACAATTAAAATATTTAGAACTGGAAAGTTTCATATGACTGGTTGTAAAGAAAAAGAGCATCGAACATTAGGTTCAGTGTTGCTATTACAAACTATTATTGATCTGTCGTCTAATGATACACCTACTTATATTATGAAATTAAACCACACACAACCACATATTGTTTTAGAGATCGTAATGACTAATGTTGATTTTAATTTAGGATTTGATATAGATCAAAGTGCATTAGATAATTTAATTCAAAAATTAAACGATCCTTCTTTTTATTCGATTTATGAATCTTGTATTAATACAAGTGTAAATATCAAAATGGAGTATAAAGATCCACCCACAAAAACATTTGAAACTATAACTTTACTAGGAAATAATAATTTTAAATATGGAACTACTGATATATGTCCAGATATTAAACCAAAGAATACTCGGACTCATACCTTTTTAGTATTTAGTAGTAGTAAAGTTATTCAGTCAGGTAGATTTTACAATACTGAAATGGAACCTGCATATAATAAATTTATTGATTTTATATATAAACATCGCAACGAAATAGAATTAAAAACTGGGCATGAACCTTTTGATTTAAGCAAATTGAAATGTTTCAATTCTACTGTGTCTAAATAAACCTTTTCAAATAATAATTTATACAATTATTATTTGCATTTGTCAGGATTGAATGGAGATGGTATAAACATACGAGGTATAATATTTCGAGTATTTATTATATATTATCCAAATTCTTATAAAAACATCGAATTTATAGTCCAGTATTCATATAAATTGAATAAAAGGAAAAATTCAAAAGACATCTATATTCCAGTAGTAGTGAAAGTTATTCAAATAGTAGTAATTAGTAGAAGTAAAATTTGATTATATTACTAATATCAGTACAAACCGAACAGTATCCCAACCGTCCATTATTTTTGAATATATTATAAAAGTTATAATGAACTATGAAATAGAAAATCTCTTGACATGCAAAATATGTCAAGATATAGTTTTATTACCGGTGCGAATGAAATTTCAATGTTGTAGTAACAATGAACATCTACATAAATGTGATTATGTAGTGTGTTTGAAATGTGCACGACTTTTGTTAGAACTTGACAAACCAAAATATAAACGAAAAGAAAAAATATATTGCATAATTTGTAGAAAATCATGTTTGTATCCAAAAAAAAATAAATGCTTTTACAGCATATACAAAAGATAGGGTTGTTATGCGTTTGTTGGATACTTTTTACAATGAATATACTTGTAGAAATAGTGGTTGCGACTATACATGCACATCACAGTTTGATATAGAACGACATCTCCATACGGATTGTCAGTATGGTATGCGACGATGTAAATGGTCCGGATGTCAATTTTATGATTTGAAATATAATATATTGAATCATGAATTGACATGTAACTTTGGAATATTTGAGTGTCCATTGTGCCATGAGAATGTACCTTGTTGTAATGTGAACACACATTATAATACACATAAAACCGAATTTGACAAATTACAGGAGATATATAATACATATAATTAAAACGCACCATTTCAGTAAATATTCAATAAATAGCTCTGTAAATGTTATAAAACTCTTACATGTGATTTAATTCTACTGCAAATATAAATTTATTATAAAAATCAAGAATATTATAAATAAATATTCTATTATATCTTGGTAGCAATGAAACTACTCCATACCCACTCCATCCTACAACAAAATATTTCCAAAATATTGTACTGTTTATGTTAGAATATAATATATACAACATAATCAAATATGATAAACTACCTATATACCAATAATTTATATTACCTGTGTATTCGTAATATACACCAGAAATG